CCTCAATCCCCATATTAAGTAATATTTTAATTTGCGTAGAACTTACTTGAGGATGAAATTGTCTAATTGTTTCTACTATTTGCTTAATTGTCATTAGTTACCGCCTCCTTTCAAGGCACCTTTTGATAGTAAACCTAATTGTTGTTGGTAACTAGCATATATTGTATCATGCTGTCTTTGTAAAGTTCCAATTTCCATAGTAGATCTTGACATATCTTGTTGATACTTTGAAATTACTTGAGAATACTCAGCAATAGCAGCTTGTAAAGTTTGAGCCGCATTTTGAACATTAATATCTGAAGATTTTCCCATTTTTGCAATAGCCGCTCCAGTGGATTGGGTCATTTTTGCTATATCAACTTGTGAAGCATTAGATGAGTCTTCAAGATCAGCTCTAAAAGCAGCAATATAAGATTGTATCTTTTCTAAACTAGCTCTAGCTAATTCAGTATCTTCATCAGTTTCTATATATTCAGCTACTATATCAAACCAAGTATTAAAATTAACCATATCTCCAGTCGTTCCAGCAGCTCCACTAGATAAAGCAGTAAGATCCGTACCTGGTCCAGCGTAAACTGCAGCATCTTGTGCTGTAGATATACCATCTCCAACAGAAGCCTCTGTATAATTTATTACTGGTTCTGGGACCACTGTAGGCAATGCATCTCTTGCAGTAGAGATCATTCTATTTAATTCTTTACACGCAGATCCTAAAACAACAGCATATTCTGCATTTTTAGGAAAATTTGGAATTGATGAAGCGTCAAAAGTAATAGAAGGTTGTTCATACGCTAAGATTTGCGTTTCTCCTCCTGATGGGATGATGTTGACTTGACTGTTTTCAAAATAATAAACAGGAGCTTCAGCAGTAGCCCTATGTATGCTGTTTGTATCGCTCGCTTGAGTCGATAAACCTTTAGGAATTTCAGTCGCATAATAACCCCCTCTAGAAATACTAAAAATTTCTTTACCTTCAACATCACTAGAAGTAGAAAGTATTGCGTGTTGTAATTTAACGTCATCTGGTAAAATGCTTGTAATTTCTGCAACAGTCCCTTCAAGCATTGCATTTAAACCAGAAGTATCGGAAATACTTGTACCGATAACGTCTTCAATTCGAGACTGGAACGATATAGTTGCCATTTTAGTCTCCTATTAAAACTACTGTTACAGTTGCTTCATTTGTATTATCATTATAAGCACTAGCATGTATTTTACAATTAGCCACAGCAATATCAGCTATTGGAACTACAACAGATTCTCCTACGGACAATACTGCGTGAGCTTGTGAGCCTACTGTAACGGTTACCGTAGCAACAGTACCTAATGTAGAGTCATACTTTACATAAAAAGCATTTACTGTAGTTGGTACAGAACCAGTAGCAGTTGCTGTTCCTTCAAAAGCGGCAGTTGCATCATTTACAGCTGCTGCAGATGTTTGATCTACTACTCCTACTAATTTATAAATTTTTTCATTTGTAAAGGAATCTTCCATTGTAGAAGACAATCTTCCACCAATTTGATCCATTTTAAAAGATGTATACGTTTTTCCGCTATGAGTTTCAGAAACTTCATACTGAGGCTCTACTGAACTCCTAACGATTAATTTATTTGCCATTTTTACTTTCTCTTTTAGTTAAGCCCCAGCCGAAACTAGGGGGCTAGAGTTAACTAATTAGTAATTATACTAACAAGCTTATGCCTGCATAGTAATTACAGCGTGAGTTTCAGGAAGTGAAATCTCAAGACCAGCTTCGGTCAAGATCATATCTTTTCTTCCATCAAGATCAGGACTTTGTATATTAGTCTTAATCTGAGTGTCACGACTTTGTCCATTACCTGCCAAAGGACGGTAAGCAACATTCTTCATGTCTACGACTACTGCATAGTCTTCGTATACACCTTTAAGAAGTGGCTCTTGTACCAAATGGAAATCACCAAAAATGGTGTTAACCTTAGTAACCGCATGCCCAAACGCTCCAGGAATGTTATTAACATCCAAGCGATATTGAGTTGTTGGAACAGTATTTCCTAAGAAATTGCTAGAAGCAAGTTTATTCATCCAAGAAATAACTTTTCTAGAAGCAAGCATAAGCTTAGATCCAGTGTTACCTGATTCTGGATGGAATAGGTCTTCTGCAATATCAATGAACTGGTCATACCCATTAGCTGAATAGTCAAGAGCATAGTTCTTGCCATAAGCTTGAGTATAAGGCATAATGCCCCAAGTATGACGTTCTGGAGTACCAGATTCAGAAGCTTTACCTACGCCAAACAGCATAGCTCTTTCTAAATCCATTTTGTGCTCCATTAATTTCTCAGTCCAAACACGTCTGAACTCATTTGGAATGCCTCTGTATTCAGTTGCTAGACTTGTACCAGAGAATGTTTCAATTGCAGTCTTAAAGATCTGACAATATCCTTCTCTGTCGTACAATTCGTCTTTCCAACCAGTAGGAGCCAAAGTACCTTCAGCCCAGCTTGATCCAATAACCATACCATCAGCATTATCCGCTAATCTAAGTTTACTGCTTGAACCTTCGGTAACTATTCCAGAAGTAGTTGCAGCAACAGTAGTTGCGTTCGCACCTTTGGTATTTTTATAGACAGCTTTTACAAAAGTCATATCATACTGAGTTGAAGAGTCTTTTGTACCTACTTTAAAGTAAGCTTCTACAGGAACTTCGTCCCCGTCAAAGTTACCATCGTCAGCATCATACAGACCTTCAATAACAACCATGTTACCAGCTTGAATAAAATCAGGAGCTGATCCAGCTGCAGTTCTGCCATAATCATCAATATCGCAATCTAATACTAAATTAGCAATATTAAAGTTAGTGTCATCTCCAGCGTGAGCAGCTGATGTTTTCGCACCGTTGACTTGGAAGTGTCTACGTTGCCATGAATGACGTTGTTCTAGGAATTTAAATACAGGGTCGTTAGTTGGTTTTTTACCAACTTTTGACAGATAGACAAAGAATGGTGACTGCTGAGGAGCAAGCTCAGCGACACGATCACCAAAATTGAACACCCGTCTGGTTTGGTCTATAGAGGTTCCAGCATTGTTTGTGCCGCCTGTACCTACACTATAGACATCAGTGGTATTTACACTCATTTATATCCCCCTTTCAAGAGATTTATGTCCAAGGATTAGTTTTCTTTTCAGATGCTAACATTGCATCCATTATCTGATCTTCCATTGGAGCTTCTTGCTGAGTTTCAGCTGGTACACTGCCTACAGAAGGAGCAATTTTTAATTTCTCCTGCTGAGCACGCATTTGCTGAGCTTTTTGCAAGTTTTTAGATACTTCTGCCGAAGGAGCTTGTTGCATTTTATAGAGATTGACTAAGTTATCTAAAGATAAACTACTTGGATCGCTCATTACTTTCATAAAATCATCAACTTGAGTTGAGTCAAACCCGTGACTATTAGCAAGTTGAGATCTTAATGAGTCAACTTGTTGGGCTTGAGCACGTTGTTGATATTCTTGTTCCATTCTAGCGACAACTTGTTCGTTTTTCTTTTCTTGAAAACTTATCATGTCATCTCGATAACCGTCAACAGCTTCTCGATATTTGTAACTATCCGATTGTGGATCAGAATATGCATCAATTGCATCATAGTTCGCTGGCTTAGTCGGTCTTTCTGGCTTCTTCAGTGATGCTTCCTGATTCCCTGCGGGTTGACCTGGAGTTTTACCACTGGAGAGCGATGACTCAACTGAGTCTAATACAGCTGGATTGTCTTGGATATATTTTGCTAAAGGCTCAATATCCTTTAATGACGAATGCTGCTCTTTTAACTCTGTTAGTTCCCTCTGTGCCTTATCATATTGACTTTGCCAATACTGAAACTGACCTTCATCTTGCTTTGCCTCTGCAGGCTGAGCAGAATCAGCAGCTTCAGTGGGTTGTGCTACCGTTTCATCTTGTGTGGGACTAGCAGGGGTAGCGAATGGGTCTGCTTGTTCCGATGCAGCAAGCAATTGCTCAAAAGGGTCACCAACGGTCTCTTGCGCTGGCGCAGCATCCGCTTGGGGCGCTGCTGGCTCAGTGACGGGTTGATTAGTTTCTGGATTTGCTCCTGTTTCTTCCATTTCTGTAAATGTTGGCATTTATGCCTCCTTTGATCTCCTAAGCATTGGCTTCTGACTGCTCAGGTTTAACCTGGTTCATAGATTCCTTAACGTTGTTGAATTGATCCTGAAGCCTTTCTTTATAAAGAGCAGAAGATTTCTTTATTTCCGCTTTAGGTTCCGCTAAGGATGATTTAAACTTCTCAACCTCTAAGCGTTTCTTAGCATGCTGCGATTCTCTATCCGCAGTTTGTAAGTCGCCTTTAAGGTTTTTAATTTCTTCTTGAGCTTGTTGTAACTGACTTTGTAATTGCTGTATCATTGATGTTCTTTCAAGAACTCCTTCTGTATCTACAATTTCTGTCTTCTTAAGTACTTCAACTTGATCAATTAGTCCTTTTTCATACATTTGCATATATGTATCTAATTGAGCCCAACGATTAGATGGCATAGTAGATCCCGCTACAGGAACTACGTCATATTTACCTACTGTCATATCATGCACTTTGCCAATTTCTTGATTTGTGTATTCATCATACAACGGCATGTTAAACTGAGTCTCAGTAGTGCTACCATCTGGCTGTACTAGCCTAATAACTTTTTGATCTGTATAGATCTGCTGCATTAAAGGTACAGCAACTTTAAATAATTGTTTTAAAAATGCTTCTACATCAGCTTGACGAGATTTACTTCTTCTCATTCCATACTCATCAATAGCTACAGTACCTCTAAAAGTAGAAGGTGCGTTAGCAGATGAGCCCATCATAAGATCATGAACTCCAAATCC